ACTATCAGCGTGTGTAGCACTATCAGCGTGTGTAGCGCTATCTGCGCTATTAGCATGTGTAGCACTATCTGCACTATCAGCATGTGTAGCACTATCAGCACTATCTGCACTATCAGCGTGTGTAGCACTATCAGCGTGTGTAGCGCTATCTGCACTATCAGCGTGTGTAGCACTATCAGCGCTATTAGCATGTGTAGCACTATCAGCGTGTGTAGCACTATCTGCACTATTAGCGTGTGTAGCCGTTACAGCACTTTGCGCTTCACCTGTTATGTCAACATTTAATGTACTATCGCACGGTTTAAACTCACCGTCTTCTAAATAAATAGGCAACCCCGAATTTCCTACCGTACCAGAAATGATATTACCCAACTGGTCTACTATTTTACGCGTTTCACTATCTCTTATTGGGATTTTTTCTCCCTTTAAATTAAAAGTATCAACGTACATATTATCCCACCTTTATTGTTTTCGTTTCACTGCTATAACTGTGTGTGTCTGATGTAACAATTATTTCTTTAGACAGTACAATTCTTTCATTATCTTCATCATAAATACTGTCAATCATAATGTTGTTGAAGTTATTAGTAATATAGCTTTTAAGATTATCATTTATATCACTAATAAGTTCGTTCATTTTTTCAGTAAGTTTACAGATTTCTTCGTAATAACTAAGAGAATCACCGTAAACTGTAGGTAGAATCGGTGTGCAACACATTTTAATCGGTCTAATCATATTTAACCCTCCTTTACCATATATTCATAAACAAATCAGTCAATTCTCCGATAACTAACATGTCTATGTTTATAAACGTTTCTCTGTATTCCTGCAATAGTTTACTGTAACTTTCACTTCCCTGTTTACCCTTTACGGTTTCAAGGTACTGCTCCGTGTTTTTTAAACTTTCTTTCTTTTCTCCAGTTAGATTCCTGTTTTCATACCTTTTACTTTCCCTATTGTTTTTTCTTACCTCATTTTCATTTAATGTTGTGTCATTAGTGCTATTGGTGTTACTATTTGATGAATCATTATCGGTTATTTCTCTAGCGTTTGTTAGATACGTTCCGTTTGTGAGGTCAGACACACCACCCTGCGGAGTGTCGGAATATTTATCTAAATGATTTGTGGTATTTTCACTTGTATTTGAAACACTACCTTTATTGTTTCCTTTAGAACTTTTTTCTGTATTTTCATTATCTGTATACACTTCATTCATTCCAGAAGTTCCAACGTTACTTTCTACAGAATTTTTATCACCTGTGTTAGCGCCCTCATGTCTTCTTGTAACGTCAACATCGTACAGAGGGTTGAACTCTAAAAGTGCGCTCTTGTACAATTGATTGTAGTAAGGCATAATTTCATTCATTTTGGTGTTTAGCTTCAATTTCCATAGCCCTACTGTTTCTAGTCCTATTTCCCTAGTGTAAAAATGCTTTAAAATCTTTGTTTCAATAACACTCTTGTAGTCCTCGTCAAAAATAGGATAATCAAAATCAAAAATTTTTCCTCTGGATTTTTCTATGATTTTTTCTATCTGGGTGTAGCCAACGCTTGTCGTAAGACCGCTATAGCTTTCACAAATAGTTCGAACTTCTGTGGTATACTTTGCCATTATTCCTCACCGCTTTCTGTCATTGATTCATCATCAAAAATCTGATAATCTTCTCTATAGTCCACACTGATATTAGTTCCAAACATTTCATTTATTTTTTTACACGCTTGCCTACGTGCTTCTAATCTAGGATATCTGTTAGCAATAACACCACCTTGATTTATTTGCACCTCGTCTTGTAACATTCTTTCTTTTTTCTCAACGTTTGAATTTGAAATACCAAGGTAAGTCAATGCTTCATTCCAATATTGCACTTTTAATTGATATAATTTATCGGCAACATACGGAGCGTCCGTTTTTAGCACTTTTAATCCATTGGTATTCAGTGATTTATCACCAAATATAAAAGGTTCATTTCCGTCATATTGCATGTATAAATTTTTCATGGTAAGTCTTTGGTTTTCATCACATTGCACCAGTACAGGTGTTTTTTGCGCATTAGTATTCACATCAATAGCCCTGTCTAAATTTGCTAAACGCTGTGAAAACATTTGTATATCAAGCATGGAATTAGTGCGCAACATGTTATTAAAAATTATAACAGAATCGTTTTCATTTAAACTATTATTATAACCGTTAGTTGCATATGCTTTCCTGTATTTAGGTACACGGTAAACATCTAAATTACCACCAATCATACATTGTAAGCACAAATAATCAAGGACATCATCTTTAAAAAATACAGCCATGCCGTCAGTAAATAGTGTCAGTTCCAGAAAACGCTCGTCAACGCTAGATGGGAGATTCTTCCATTCAAACATGCTGATTGCCAATTCTGTTAGACGGTTGTAGTATTGCATGTATGTTGCTTGATTCAAATTAAATGATTCGTCAAAGCCTGTGTTTTTATTTGTTTTTCTTCTACTCATATTACACCCCCTTACTCTGGTGAATTATCAAGCGTATAATTACCTATTTCATTGCCATTTTTCCAGTACGTTATTCCCTTATCGTGAATGTTACATATAGTACGCATGTCATCACACGGCACACTCCCCAATATTAAGCAACCTATTGTTTTAACATAGTTCCAATGTGGGCGGCTTTTTATGTTAGGTATTTTAACAACATTACATGCATAACCGTACCTAGTAAAATAGTTGTCAATTATCTGTGCGAATTTTGCATTTACACTACATCGGCCACCATAAAACTGTTGTGTAAAGTTTGCTGTGTTTACACCACCGTTGTTAAAAGTACCTTTAGAAATGTCAGCACGAATCGAAGCTTGATACATCTGACTTAAAATATTACTTACCTGTCCTATAGCACTTGCACCAATTACAGCATTAGGTTGTGTACTATATTGCGCCCCCACCGCCGTTTGTCCTATACTTGCTATAGTATTTAACGCGATTGGCGCAGAATTTTGCGCTACCCACATTTTATAACTATCCACATTCCACGAACAGACAGGATAATTATTTAATTGTAGACTTTCTGTGTTTAGCGTGGTATACCCACCAACTTCTGTATAGTCTTGTACCCCTTTATAACTACACGGTCTAATGACAGCTGTAACTGGCTGTGTCACCGTCCCAGTTATTTGAAAAACAGGTTTTCCGTTTGCAAAAAATTCATATCTTAAAGATAATTCCCCGCCGCTTGCATTATCAACGTGATAAAAATTGAATGGGTATGTGTATAATTTTTTATTTTTCGGCAAATACCCATTTAATGTGTCGGTTTCTTCGACCCCATTTAATGTTACAAATGTGCGGGTGGCTGTTGCTCCATACCCCAAAAGGTGTGTTTCTGGAATAACACCACCTAAAAAAAGCTTTGGAAGCATATATATACTTATAATAGCTTCTGGTTTTTGTGTGTATTCGTTTATTTTTGCATTAACAGATGTCACATCAGTACTGTCATAAACCCACAATTTCGCTGACCCGTATATTCCATCATACACAGTTCCATCTGTTGCGTTTTCCACATCGACTATTGCTATGCAAATACACATGTCAGACATCTGCGTAATAGGCGCATAATTATTAAAAACATACTCGCCTGTTTCAAGCGGTTCGGGTTCAATGTGTTCACCGATAACATCTGTCGCGGTGTGTTCACGTTCAACAAAGCATTGTTTCAACGTAAAATCAAACAACCATGTTTGCATAACATCAAGTTCAAAAGTTACTTCACAGACAGCGTTGTTGATGTATTCAATTTTCTGGATAAAAGCATAAAACCATTTGTTACCGTAATTAGTATTTTGAAACATTAGATAATTACAGTCATAACAAGAATCTGCTGAAAGTCCAATCTTTGCAACACCGCGTTGAACACGTTGATATGTGTTGTTGCTAAGATTATGCTTAGTTAAACTAGCAAAATAATTAGCTTGTTCGTCAGCACTAGAAAATAATATAGTGTGTTCATATGTGTTATCAAGTGGGACGTTGTGCAACAATTTTATAGTTGTATTCGGTTCTATATACATCACATTTCCTCCTAAATAATGGAGGGGAGAAACCCCCTCCTAATTGTTACACCACTGTAATAGTAGCGCTACCAGATTTTGTATTATCATATACAGAAGTTGCTGTAACAACAATTTCCCCGCTTGCTTCACTACCAATTATAACAAGACCACTTTGAGTTACTGTTACTTTATCGCCACTTGTAAGTGTCCATACAACACTCTGCGGTGCAAAATCCGTGGTATGCACCACAGCGGACAACTGGACTTTCTGCCCTGCACTTACATTAGCTGTAGCAGGCGAAACGGTTACACTAGTAACAGATGGTGTTCCCGCTATGAAAATAGCGTTATTTGCAAATGGAGAAACAGAAAAAGTTTTCCACACATGATACCAATAGTTCCAATACAAGCCCTCACCGTTGTACTGTTCTGTAAAATTATAGAAGTTGTCAAAAACCATAAAAAAATCTTTGTCAACAAGAATTGCAGGAATTGAATCGAGTGCCTGCAAATCACTCTCACCAATCTCTGTGTATGTGGGGTCGTTAGCAAACAGCACATTTAATCGTGCAATGTCTAAATCACCAAAACTGTCAACCAAAACACGATGTCCATCAAATTCTACCTTATCCATGTTAAACGCAGAAGCTAAAACTTCAACATCCATTTCTGCATCAAATTTACTATTAATAAGTAAATATTGGTCGGACTTTTTGGTGTGTGTCTGCACACCCGCTAAGTTATACTTAGGCGAAAGAAACTCGAACTTATTTGACACCCCTTTAATGGTACTGACTATTGCTTTCATGTTTGTAGTTTCGACTGTAGGAATTGTGACAGGAAAAAGCTGGCCGTTGAGAATACGCTTTGCAAGCATATACTTCATTGTCTGGAACTCATCGTAATTTGCGCCTGTGTACATTGTATCTACAATCTTAGCAATTAAATCTGTAATACCCTGCCATGATAAAAAAGCTTGTCTAAGTTGGTCGTTTTGAATTGTGGCTTTATAATATTTCTGGTAGTTCATAATGTGAAATGCGGAACGCACATCTGGAATTTCCCGCTTAAACACAGTTGATTCTGCCACAGCTGGGTCAAACTGAAACGGCTTTGCAATGTTGACAAAAATTTCTTCAACAGTTTCACCAAACTCCAGCATACCCTTTTTGAACATAGACCACGGATTCTCATACATTCGCGATGTGATAAGGACTCGACCTATCCTGTTTACTAATGCACTAAGAAATTCATTTTGCAGTGGTGGATAATCCATGATAACGGCTCCAATTTCTCTAATACTTTCTGCGTTTGCCGTGGCAACAGGAACATAATCTTTATAGTTTTGTGAAGCGTTATTTCTGATAACGTTTAAAACATCAACGCTAGAATTTGTAAGCGTAACAATACGTGGTTTTACTGCCATATTTTAACCCTCTCTTTCTTCAAATAATTCATCAAAATCTTTTTTTTTTCGCCGTCACTTTCAACATCTTCTTTCTGTTTTTCCAAAACTGTGTCTGGTGTAGTTTCGGGTGTGCCTGTGTTTCCAGAAAAAAATCTATCTCTGTAACGCTTTTTCCATGCTTCATCGAGTTCTTCATATTTTCTCTTCCACTCATTATCATTTTTAGAAGCTTCAAGAGCATTGTATGTGTCTGTAATGTCTTCAATAAATGTAATACTTTCATCGGACACATTATCACCAACATACTCTTGAACGCGCTTGAAAAAATTTTCTTTTTCTAATACAGCCACTTTAGACACCTCCTAACATATTGTTTACTGCTTTCTGAATAGCGGAGTAATCAAAGCCTGCGGCAACTAATGCTTCTTCTCTTTCCGCTCCGTTGCCCCATTTTCCAGCAATAACTTCTTTTGCTAATTCTTCTACGGATTTTACACCGTCCTGCGCGCCTAGCATATTGTTTACTGCGTTCTGAATAGCGGAGTAATCAAAGCCTGCGGCAACTAATGCTTCTTCTCTTTCCGCACCATTACCCCATTTTCCCGCGATAACTTCTTTTGCTAATTCTTCTACGGATTTTCCACTACTTTGTACAGGTGTATTAAATAATTCCTGTTCTGCTTTTCTTCTGTTTACAAGCCCCCGCAGTGTAACACCGTTTGACTTACAATATAGTAGCATATCTGCACTTATTTTTTCAATTGAAGCCGTACCACTGTTTGTAAGTGATTTAATGTTACCAACGTTAAATGCAAAAGAAACAAGAGCGTCAAATTGATTTTGATTAAAGTTATAAATACTCATGTACTTATTTACATGTGTAATAAACCTGTCACAATCTGCATACAGTAATGTTACTGCTTCTTCATCGGTAATAGTCTGACCTCCTTCAACATCTGAGCCGTAATGCCCATAGCCGATTGTGTAATACTCATCAGATTCCTGTACTTTATAAGCTGTAAGATTGCAACCCTCAAATTTTTTTAATTAATGCCATACCGTTTTCCGATAACGTTCTACTACTCATTACTATCTCCTTTCAATTTTTTAAAATACTGTTTTAAAACGTCTGGTGTAATTTCTGGGTTTATTTGACATATGTTTTCTATAATACTTGTGGTTTCCATTGTCATTATGTAAACACAAAATATTGTAGAAACAGGTACTTGAACTCCTATGTCAACCAATGTTTGCGCATAATCTACCAATACCCCAAACACTATACACAGTACAGAACCAGATTTATGAAAAAGGCCCTCTCTCATTTCACTGGATTCAAATTTTTTCTGTTTAATAGCGTTCCACATACCTGTAAAAACGTCCAGTAAAATAAACAACCCTGTTACCACGTAAACCATTTCATCACCTCTTTTCATGTTAATTATAACATATTATTGACGTTCTGACAAGAGTATGATATAATTTATTTGAACTTTTAAGGGAGGTGATATAGATGTCAAAATATTATGATGGAACTAAATTATTGTCATTAAAAGACATAAACGGAAATAAACCAGAAATATACCTATGCACTACTAACCGTACAGGTGGTAAAACCACTTATTTTGGTCGATTATGCATAAATAGGTTTTTAAACCACGGCGAAAAGTTCGGTCTAATCTACCGTTACAATTACGAATTAGATGACATTACAGATAAATTTTTTAAAGACATAGGGTCTTTGTTCTTTCCTAACATGTCAATGACATCAAAAAGACGAGCAAGTGGAATTTACCACGAACTTTTTTTAGACGAAAAATCGTGCGGTTACGCTTTTTCATTAAATAGCGCCGACCAGATTAAAAAATACAGTCATTTATTTGCAGACATTGAACGTATGTTATTTGATGAATTTCAATCTGAAACAAACCATTATTGCAACGATGAAATAAAGAAATTTATATCAATCCACACATCTATATCCCGCGGACAAGGTGAACAAGTAAGGTATGTGCCTGTTTTTATGCTTAGTAACCCTGTTTCTATTATAAACCCTTATTACGTTGAACTGGGAATATCCGAAAGATTACGCAATGAAACGCATTTTCTAAGAGGGAACGGCTTTGTGCTTGAACAGGGATATGTTGACAGTGCAAGTAAAGCGCAAAAAGAAAGCGGTTTTAACAGAGCGTTTTATAAAAATTCGTATGTTGCATATTCAAGTGAATGTGTGTATTTAAACGATAACAAGGCTTTTATCGAAAAGCCTACAAGTAAAGGAAGATATCTGGCAACGTTAAAATACAAAGGGGCTGATTTTGGAATTAGAGAATTTCCAGAAGAGGGCTTTATCTACTGTGATGATAAACCAGATTTAACATTCGCCTTGAAAATCACGGTTACAACGAGCGACCATGCAATTAATTATGTTATGCTTAAAAGGAATGATTTATTTCTGTCCAATCTTAGGTGGTATTTTGAACGTGGTTGTTTTAGGTTTAAAGATTTACGTTGCAAAGAAGCTGTATTAAAAGCTTTATCTTACTAGGTATCTACCTTTGTGGATTTAATCGAATAATGTGGATAAGCACACTTGAAAAATAGTGCCATAGTTGTTTGTCGGTTTCGCTGACCGCTTTTAAATTGCAAAGGTTATAGATATAAAATAAGGGAGGGTAAGAAGAAATTCCCCCTCCCTTATTTATTAAAATTCAAGATTATCATAACATTCATTTTTATATTTACAAAAATGACATAAATGCCTACACTCTCCTTTTACCCATTTAATATAAAATATTCTTATAAGCCTATTAATCACATTTTTTCACCTCATCTTTCATAAATTTTGTTACTACCAGTAACACTCCACCCCCTTAATTCATTTTTGGCACTTAATTTTCCAGGAACTTTTAATCCAACTTTGAAATCTTCTAATTCTCCTTTTTTTTGATAAGAATTGCACTTCTTCATCTGTGTAATTATCACTGTCCTTTGGTTCATAACCATTCATAGATATTTCAAATAAATTTTTACATTTCTGTGGCATGCCTGCACACTTTATATTATAAAAGGGTTTTTCAACGGGTATACAATTTTCATGTGTAATATGTTCAATATATGTTTTTTGTCTAGTAAAAATACCCACGTCCCAGCATGATTCTAATTTCCAACAGCAAAAATCTTTGTCATGCACAGTAATACCTCTAATTTGTTCTGGTGGTAAATCACAGTGTATACTGTCAGTATCCGCGTAAATAAAACCTTTTTCATTTACACCGTAATAATTTTTCTGTGCGGCTCTTATAGTAAAATTTCTAGCGTATGATGTTATTGCAGAGCCAACAGGAATATAACCCGCTTTTTATTATTTTCTTTAACAGGTAGAAACCCTATAGATTTATCATCTTTAACGTAAGCAATTTTGAAACTACTATCTTTACTACTTGCCATTTTACCGTATAAATTGTTTAAAAATAATTTAGCTGATTCACGAAGCGCCCTTATTTCCATTTAATTTTTGTACTTCTGTATATATTCATCAAATATCCCTATTTGCGTGTAAAACCAACAACCGTCTAATATTTCAAAGTCTACTAATTCATAATGTTCTTTTAACAACTCATAATCTGTCATTGTCAATGTCAATTCTACCCTAGTATCATGTTCATTTTCCAATTTGTATCTATGTAAGTGCTGTAATACTTCCCTGTTTTAAAATCATAAACGTCTGACGACTCTAAAGCTTCTGTACCTTTGTATAAAAATGACCCCTTTATTTGTATAAATGGTAACATGCCGTCTTTTAAATAAAACCTTGTTTTTACCCGTACAAAGTAATAAGTATTATCCTGCAAAGCTTTATCTGGTATAAAATTACCATACCAAAAGCAAGGATTGCCAACAGGGTATCTATTCCCAGATTCGCTTGACATCATACTAGGGTACAACGAATTTACGTCAGCTGTTGTGCCATTATAATATTTTTTATTCTCTTTGCCTTTTACTAAATAGCACCAACCACCCTTGTATGAATGTCTTATCCATTCTCCTGCGTTTACTTCTTTATGTCTTGTCGGGTCTAATTCAATCTGATATACGTCTGGAAAAAACGTTTCATAATCATCTTTTCCTATAATCCGTTTATATTCCTGTAAACAGCATGACCCTATTGTCAATTCAGTATGCCCTTGATTAAACATAATTTCTAATGCTTCTTTTACTACTAATACATCGTTAGCAATATATTTTTTCTCATCATCTGTTATAGTGCAACCCGCATACCTAAAACCTGTGTATTCCATATCAAGTTTTTTGTGCTTAGTCCCAAAGCTTTCACCTATTTTCTTTACGCTAAAAGGAAGCAATTTTAAACTGTCCCTTATTTCAATAAAATGCCCGTGTGTGCGTATAATAATAGTGTACCACATACCCTTATCTGATATGCTGTATTTAAAAGAGTTATTAGGCATATCTCTTTCTTTTAGCCATTGAACTTGATTTTCTTCATTTCCTATACTTTCATACGCTTGTTTAAACCCTAAATCCACTAATAAAAAAGATAACCAGAATCCACCATCAAATTTTAAATTATGGTAATACACCACAATATTATCATTCAATGATACAAAATAATTAAATTGGTCTTCTATACCATGAAAAATATGCACATCTTCTGTAAATAATTCCACACTAGCACTTGCCCAAACTTCTGTATTAACCTGACCTTTGTACACGGTAGTTTCAAAGTCACTCATGAAATACCGATATTTACGTTTTTTCATCTTCTACATCATACCCCAATTCATTATATTCAAATTTATCCATCAAATCTTTTTTGTATTGAATTGTAACGTCTGGTATGTACTCAATAAGTGAGGTGGCAAATTCTGATATTGCTGTACCGCTGTCATAAGTATGCCTGTGTAAATATTCGTGAAACTGCTGTGGCATATTTTCTAACGCTGTGGCTACACCGTCCTCACCTATATCATGAATAAGCGCGTTTATTAGCGGTAATAGCATTTCATATATTGCGGGCGGAAAACCTAAGATATATGATTTAAACCTTTGTATAACATTAGCAGAAAAACTAGGTAAATATTGTGGTTCTGCGTGTGTACGCTCCTGTTTCTTTCTAGTTATTTCTTGTTTTATTACAGCTTTATTTCCTTTTACAGGTATTATTTCACCTGTTTCCTCTATAAGAAATTTACCTTTTTGTCTTATCAATTCTGGTGTTATCTTTGCTAATCTTCGGACACTTGCTTTTGTTATTCTTTTAGGTTTTTTGGGTAATATGTCTTCTGAAAATATGTACCCCTGTTTTTCCGCTCTCCGTATAGCTTGTTTTAATCTTTTTCTTTGTTTAGCATACTCATTTTTTGTTGCTTGCTTTCCTTTAGGCATGATGACACCCCCTTATAAATATACCCCCTCTATTACTAGAGAGGGTATAGCCTATGCTACTGTATGCTACAAGTAATGAAATCTTTGCCCTTATAATTTTTACTAGGCACTCGATAAGCTTTGACAGCCCATTCTTCACCTGTTTCGTCGCGCATTTCTTCGTAAATATTCATAAAACTTGTCCAAAAACTTTCTGAGCCTGTTGTATACTTTGTGCCGTCCTCGTCAACTACAACATAAACATTATAATCACCGTTTTCAGACTTCTCATTATGAACTTTAAGCACCGCGCACATTGCTGGATTAATAATAACTTCCTGTTCCTGCGTTTCTTCATCAAGTTTAATAGCGTCCGTTGTATCCTTAATTTTAACTCTTTCTTTGTGTGATAACTCTTTAGAGCATTGCACAATTTCCACCGAATATCCTGTTAATGTCATATTTTACACCTCTTTCTTATTCTTCACATGTTGTCTTTTCATCGTCTTCATCTGAAACAATTGGTTTTCTTGTTTTTGGGTC